CTGCTCCACCTGAGCCACCTGCTCCAGCACCGCCACCGCCGGCTCCACCGCCGCCAGCACCACCGCCGCCTCCGCCGCCACCGGCGTTTGCGTTAAGTCGAGTTCGCTTTACTGCTTCTAAAAGTTCTGCTAACTTCATTGTGTTTATGGTTGACTTGGGTCAAATCCACTATCTGTAATTAGTGTCGATATTTCACTTGATTCAGTTATTTCTACTATTGAATCACTATTACCATTATCTGCTTTGTAGTATTTTGCAGAACCGTCTACTTCTTTGTAAAACCATGTTCTGTAATCAGCACCACTTACACTATCATCATAATGTATTGCTTGATAATCATCAAAGTCACTTGGGCCTTCTCCACCATTGTTTTCAGGACCTAGTCCTTTTAAAATAGTGTTTGAACCTAAACTTGCAACTTTGGCATCTAATAATGCCTGTGCGGCATCTTTATCTGCTTCATTAGTTAATGCCCACATACCACTTTCTCCTTGAGAAAAGTAATCTGCGTAGTCACCATCTTCTTGTATTAAAAGTAGATGAGCCCTCATCATTTTTTCTTGTGCAAAAGTTGACATTTATTAATCCTCTTTCTTAACTATTGTCCAGATGCCATATGCTAAACCGGCCCATGCCGCAATCTTAACAATGCCACCAAACAATATAATTGCTAGTGAGCCAGCAATGATAACACCACCATCCCAACTAGTTCTTTCTTTAATTCTTGATTTTATATAATCTAACATAATGTTCTCCTATGTTAAATACTATTTATCGTTTTGTTCTAACTTGCTAGTGTACTTTATGTACTTAGGCATGCCATGATCCGATACGAAATCAAAGAATTGGAAACTTTTAAATGCAGATATAAAACCTCTCCATTGGTCTTTGAACCTTTGCCAAAAACTTAATATCCTTATATTTCCAAAATGGTTTATATACATCAGTTTACCACCATGTACAAACATTAACCAACTAGGTGGTACTTTAGGAACTATGTCATTGTTATTAACATAACGAACGTATGCACCGATATCGCAACCTTCTAGGTGCTGACGGAACTGTCTATTTCCAACTCTTGGTTGCCCGTAGGTTCTAAGTTCCTTCACTGGAATACCTTCGTGTGTTAATGCCTCTGCTACTAAAACTGCCATTGCTCCACCTAAACTGTGACCAACGACAAAAACGTTTTCATCTTTCTTTCTGTTTGCTTGTACTGTTTTTAAGATTTCAGGAAACACTAACATAGTGTAATCATAAAACCCTCTGTGTACTCTACCATTACGTGGATGTCTTACTGGATATGTTTTAAGGTCTGCTAGTATATCACTAAACTTAGTAGGTTCAGTGCCTCTGCATGAAATAATAATACCATCATCTCTTGTAAAGAATACCCATGCTTCAGCATCGCCAGACTTAACAAGAACTGCTTTCTTACGTTTCATTTTTATTTGATTTTGAGCGTCTTTTAACTCTTGCTCACTGAGATATGCTCTGCCCGCCAACTTGGCTAAAACTGCCGCACGTTCGGACTCAGAACAGTCTGCTAACCATCCCATAATTACTCCTACATAATCATAATAGACAATCTATTATAGCAGTATTTATCTAGATGTCCATAAAAAAAGGGGCCTTACTAGACCCCCTTTTTTGTAGTTATGTAATTATGTTAATAATTAGCACTCCTTAGGATTGGCTTTACAATATCTTTTTAATTCTTTAATCAAAAGTTTTATATCACCATCTATGCCATTCTGTTGTGAATGGCTTAGTCCTTTTTTTCCGGAGTGGTATCTTGTAATTCATCGGTTTGTTCATCAATTTCACTACGAACAGTTTCAACTACACCACCAGCCGCCTCTGCCGCCGTTGCCGTAATGCTAGATACATCTTGTAAAGCGGCTTGGGTAATACCTCCAACCGCATTAACAGATCCATCAATTACACCTGTTGTGAAATCTTTACCACCTTCTATAACTGCTCCAACTGAGGCACATGAAGGTAAGAAAACTAAACCAAGGATTGCAAGAAGTGAATAAAGTTTATTCATATCTTCTCCTGATTTAAGTTATAAGCCATCTGCTATATAACACTAATATTTATCTTTATAACTGTTTATATTCTATATTCGTGTATTGGCATAGGTCGCCATGTCTATTGTATCTTCTGTAACGCCACCCAAACTATGTAGGTCAGCATACCATAACTCTTGCAATAGAAGTTTTCGTGTAGGTTCATGTTCCGAAGCATTTATTAAAGCGATTAAGTTATCTCTATTAGTGCCTTCTACTTCATAAATTAATGCTATGTAACACCAAAGTATATAAAAGGTTGCTGGAACAAAAGTAATTGTTACTAAAAACATTGGAAAAAAGTATCCAATAATTAAACAATGTAAACCAATTACTGTTGCTAATTGAATTTGTACAGAACGTACATACTCATTGATTGTTTTATTGACTAGCAATTTCCTGTTGTCGTGCATTCAATTTGTTCTACTTCATTAAGTAGTTTTGTTTTAAAATCATTACCATGCCAATAACTGTCTAATCCAATATCTACCATTAATGCAATCAATACTAAAGTCATAATTACACATAGGTAAAAATTAATAAATGCAGATATTTTCATCCACTTAATTAGATGTTTCATAGGTATATTATACACAAATACAGTATAGTTGTCAACCATAAAAAAAGAAGCACTCCGGAGAGTGCTTCATAAAATTGTTTGGGAGAATATAAAATTCTTAAATTTTTAAATTGTTAAAAGCGAAGAATTGGTTCCATTGCTACATACATGAACCACACCATAAAGGCGAGACTTCCCAATGTGGCTATGTCATTGCATAGTTGCCCACTGGGACAGTACCTTTCTTTAAAAGTAGTCCAACTGTCTTTAGCAACATGAATTATTGACTTCGCAGTATGTGTTAAACTGCTCATCTTAGAACTCCTGTAGTCTATATTTAATAGCACTCCAGTTCACATTTCCTTACGGACAATGCTCAGGGGTAAAAGTTCCTCAACTTTTATCAACTTCGTATTGTGAATTTTATACTACAAAACTCACCGACAGTTGCCAACCCTCTGTTGTGGAAGTCGGATTGCTTTAACTTCCAACCTTATTTATCAGAAGTTAAAACAAGTGTTAAGTTTTGTGGTACTTTTGAATCGAAATGATTATTTCTTTGATGCTTTTAGTACTTCAGCCACTATGTCGTCTTTCTTTTTACGTCTATCAACTTCAACGCCAAACTCTCTTCCCTTCTCTTCGATTTGTGCTTTAGTAAGTTTTGACAAACTTGCCTTAGTCACTTTCTCAGATGCAGGTTGAGCCGCTGGTGCTTTCGCTTTTGCCTTTACAGGTTCAACTGCTTTAGGCTCTTCAGACTTAAAAAAACTGATTATCCATTCGAAAAATCCCATTTTATAAACTCCTGTCTAATGTTTCTAACAACTTAAATCTGTTTCCAAATATTGGGTGATTTAAGTTGTAAGGGTTAAATCTTTTAAAAGTCGTACTTGCAACTCTATTAGCAACAAGTGTTAATTTTTTATTGACTTTTAAATCCGTAATACTATTTATGTATATTTCTATAGTATTTTTATCTAATCTTGGTAAAGATAACAGTTCAAAAAGAGCAATATCAAACTCTAAGTAACTCATTCCTAGTTGGTCTGCATCACTTTTTGATATGCCTAAACCGTCAGTTGGAACTGCTTCTACTGTTGCTTGTGGTACACCTAACATCTTTGCTAACATAGGAACTTCCCAACTTTTGTTTAAAGATTGAATAGGTGCAACATCACCTACATCACCATGTAGTGTCCAAAACCCTGCGGCTAGTTCACTAAAGTTGTCAGTACTACCTACCATACCCATTTCTTTATGTGCAAGATTATACAAAGTAATCATTCTAAGTCTTGCTCTAATGTTACCTTGTCTTTGTTGTACACGATATGTATTTGATTCTAATTCGTCTTTACTGAATATAAACTGTTGCATACTGTCAAACTGTTCACTTAAATCATAATTATGTAATTCTAATCCAAGTGCTTCTACGTTTTCTAATCCTCTATCAGTTTCTTCTTGATTTTGATGTATAGGCATTACTACACCATGTACTGTCCAGCCTGCTTCTTTAAACAATGCGGCAGTTAAGGCACTATCAACACCCCCACTCATTCCTACAACAACATCTTCTATTCGATGTTTATTAGAGTATGCAGATAGGTCATCTACTATGCTTTGTTTTATTGCGGCTAATTCACCTTCATTTGGATAAAGACCATTGTTGATTTGTGTTTCAAGTTTTTCTAAAAACCAACTATCAACTTCTTCTTCCATCCCTGGAGTTATGTCTAATATTTTATCCTTCATGTTCACGTTGTATCTCCTCGGGCGACTTAATTTTTATCATCGCTCCAATTGTGTCTCGGCTAATTTTCCTTCTTAACCAAAACTTTAAATCTTTTACAGGTTTCCCTTCATCTAAAAAGAAAGAACCCATTTTGCCATGAGGTCCTTTAATAAAAAGTGTCATAGCATATCCACCATCTGGTATTTCAACTCTATGGAAGTCATTGTGTGAACGCCAAGCAAACCAGCCTGGACCTCTCCACTTTCTCTCCTCTCCTCTTACCTCATAGTATCCTCCCGACAGTATGAGTGTAAAATATCCCCAGGGGTGATTATGTTCTACAGGTAAATCACTACCAAGTATTAAGTTAAAACAAACTCTACCAGCACCATACTTTCCAGCAATTCCTTGTTGAAAAATTTGTCTACCTAAAAATACTCTGTGCATATACTCTTGCCCAGTGTATATATTTGTTAATGTTTCAGTTCCTCTTCGTTTTGCTAGGTACCAAAATAACTTCTTCCACATATCTAAAAATCCTAAGCCTTAATTGGCGGAATACTGGTAAAATCTTTACCCTTTGAACTTAAACCTATCTCTTTATTGCTTAATTTTTTACGCACACTTAAATCAAATACTTCTATATTCTTAGGCATATTGATTGACCATTTAATCAATTCTGCAATATCTTCTGGTTGTAGTTTCCTGCCATTTGCAAAATGAGGAAACATTTCAGTATCTACCCAACCTGGATTAATATTTATACACCTACACATAAGGTTTGCCATTTCGTGTTCTTTGTCGTTTGCATCTATAACGAATTGAGTTTTGCTTATCTTCTTAGCACCACCGGCGTTGCCAAATCCTACAAGATTTGATGCTACGGCAAAGAGTTGCTCTTTGCTTTTAAAATAAATTTGATTTGCTTCAATGGCAGGCATATCTGACCAAACAGTTTCATCTGTTACAAGAAAAGGAATCTCACGTGGTTCTGTGACTATGATTTTTGCTGAAGCATTTACTGAACTATATTTTATAGCACTATTAACATTTACTATTGTTTTCTTTTGATTATAAAACTGTTTCCATATTTCCATAAACATTCTAGTTTGTGGGAAATATCCTTCATCGTCCCAAACAGCATTGTAATCTTCTCTTTGTTTTTCTGGAACTTCACTTCTTTTTGCTAAAAAATATCCAGCGGCATTGTTTATAAAAACGTCTGCATCTACCGATTGTTCCAATATTTGTTTTCTTTGTTCAGGATCTCTGATATCGTAACCATTTTCACGACTGAAACCAATTACTTCATGTCCATCAGCAGTAAATAAGTCTGCACATTTTTTGCCTATGCCTCTTGTATGTCCTGTAATAACATATTTCATAATTACTATTTACTTAATTCACTCAAAAAGAAAGGTACCGTTTGGTACCTTTCTTAAGTTTATAAGTTTTAAGGCTTATAGGTCAAATGCTGTAATTGCCGCACTTGCTAGGTTGACTCCGTCAACTGTGCCTAATGCTTGTACAACGTCTTCCAAGTGAGCCGCTAGTGATTCACTGTTAGATCCATCATATGTATCTGTTCCGTGTTCACCTTCGAAAAGAACTTTAAGTCCTTGTCCTGTTCCACCTGTTGCATCAACTGTACCAATTGCGAATGCTGTTAAGCCTTCGTTCATGATTGCTTTTAATGTTGCGTCTACGGCTCCATCAACAGCCAATTTTGCTGAAACGTCAGCACCGAAATCTATTTGGATTCCAGCGATTACTTTACCACCTACGTGACCTGGAGCAACTGCGGCTCCTGTATTTTGAGTTTGTGCCATTTTATGACTCCTTAATTTCTAAGTGTAATCAGGTTAATACTACATTTTTTATTAACTCTAAATTACTTTGTTACTAGTATTTAGTAAAAATTAAGGAAAATTTAAAGATATAGATTAAATAATTTCTCCGAAATTACTTAATTAGTGTGAAATTATTTGTTAATTATCTCTAATTTTTTTATTGGTATGTACTGCTTTACGCAATACACTCATTTTAATGTTCTTTTTACCAGCATAATTTAATAATGCTTCTGTGTCTTTAGGGAAACAATGTCCACCAAAACCTTCTTTACCATCTGGTCCGGGTACTTGCATGTGTGTTTTACCTATACGTTCATCTCTGCTTAACATGTCTGTGAATTGTTCCCAACTTACCATACTACTACCTAAATCATGTAAAGACTTTAATTCATTAAAGAATGTTACTTTAGTTGCTAACCAACTGTTTATAGTGTATTTCAATAAACTTGCGGTAGTTAAATCTACTTTAAACGTAGGTACTATCTTAACAGAACTATGTCTTAAATATGCTTTTTCAACTACTTCACAGTCTTTCCACTTACCGCCAAACACTTGAAATGGAGGGTTTTTAAAGTCATCGTTTGCATTTGATTCTGTTAAAAACTCTGGATTATAGACTATTTTAAGGTCAAAATCTCTTTTAAACTCATGCAAATAGTCTGGTATAATAGTACTCTTTATAACACAAACACCCTTGTATTGAAGTCTATGAAGCTCAGTAAGTACGTTTTTTGCAATAGTTGTGTCGCAACTACCGTCATCTGCTATAGGTGTAGGTACACAAATAAAAAGGAGTGGTGGCCCAAATTTGACAAGTTGTTCTAGTGTGTTGTCTGAGAATTGTGGGTCCACCACAAACTGTTCAACATCACGGTCAAAGCCATTAGCAACTGCTGAGCCTACAAAGCCTTTTCCTATGATGCCTAATTTCATTAATTTTTGCCTTTTAATCTGTTCATTAAGTATATATCTTCATATGGTTCTTCGCCTGTATATGTTGGCGCATCTACTAAAGCCTTATCAACTTTATGTTTAATGTCCCATAATCGTTTTTTCATATCTGAACCTGTCCAGCCATCATTACGTGGGTTCTTCATTTCAAATTCTAGTTCCCATATAATGTGACATGCTTTTTCGCTATCTGGTATAATCATGCCTTCTCTATTGTAATATATTCTTTCATTATGTGCATTATCGCTCATAACACCTATTCGGAAACTTGAAATCCTTCGTATATAGGATTATAAGTTTTGCCTCCATTAACCTGTACGAACGTTGTGCATTTAGATAAGTTCTTTAACTTATCAGCACCAACATAAGTACAAGCACTACGCAAGCCTCCCAAAATGTCTGTGACCACATCATTAACGGAACCTTTAAAAGGTATCTCAACAACTCTGCCTTCACTTGTTCTATGTTCTTGTACACCGCCTAGTTCCTCCTGTGCTACTGTGGTACTGCTACCAAAAAATTCTACTTTACCACCGTCCCTAACATCGTAGCCAATACCTTCTTTTGTACCTGCTAACATTCCTCCTAGCATTACAAAATCTGCACCGGCACCAAATGCCTTTGCTACATCTCCAGGACTAGTACAACCGCCGTCAGCAATGATGTGTCCACCAAGACCGTGAGCGGCATCGGCACATTCCATGACAGCCGATAGTTGTGGATATCCAACGCCAGTCTTAATCCTAGTAGTACAAACACTACCAGGCCCAATGCCAACTTTAACAATATCTGCTCCTTTTAGTAATAGTTCTTCTGTTATGTCAGCAGTTACAACATTACCTGCAATAATAACTATATTAGGATACTTCTCTCTAAAACGTGCTACATAGTCTAAGAAACGTTCACTATAACCATTAGCAACATCTAAACAAACATAGTCTATACTTCTGCATAGTTTTAGTGTAGCATCAATACGTTCAATGTCTACATCTGTAATACCTGTTGTTACTGCTATGTTTCTACATAAGTCAGGCTTATGTACATGATTGCTGAGCCAATCCCAAATGTCTGCAGGTTGATAGTTTTTATCTAAACATGTAAACATTGGTACTTTAATAAGTTCTTCTGCCATTCCAAATGTGCCAACACCTTGCATGTTAGCCGCTATAATTGGAATGCCTTCATATGTTCTGCCACTGTTTAAGAACTTATATTGTCTTTTTAGTTCAACATTTTTTCTACTTCCTAATCTGCTTCTTTTAGGTCGTAACAATACATCTGAATAATCTAATTTAATATCTCTTTCTATCTGCATAAAATCACCAATAAAACGTATGTCATAAAATGTAAGAATTGGTCAACACCATGTGCTATCCAATACACTTGGTCACTAGGACCTAACTTCTTTGACTTCCAGAAGTTACTCTTTACATAGTCTACGTGATAATGTATCGCACTATCTAATAGACCTAGTAATATTGCAAACAATAAAGGGTGTCCAAACCAAACAATAACGGCGCCAGTTAATATACCATGCCAACCACTATGTGCTAATCCTCCCCAGGCACCATATGTACCTTTGTCCTTTATCATCCAACTGTATTGCATAAAGTAATCTGCAATTACATGTTTTATCATTAAATATGTTATCAACATTAATTCCATATCTTATTTTCAACCTGCTGTAGTCGTTGTTCTATAGTCATTTGTTCTAATCTATGCCAATTATGTACTGCACATTTTGTAATGTAATCCACATTATCTTTTATATATGGATGTAAGTTTTCTATAATGTTTATGATATTATCATTTGTTTTTTCTAAATCATCTTTTACAATGTAGTCACCAAAAATATCTCTATAACTTTTAAAACCTAAATCTTCTAAATACTCTAAAGTACCATGAGCACCATTAACTAAAAATGGCATTCCGTATTGTATAGGCTTATATGTTTTTTCTGTGATGTGTCCTAAATGTGCTCCAGTACCTTCCCACCATGTTTCATTTGAAATCCAAACTTTACAATTTTGAATCCATTGTGGTGCAATCATTCTGTCATTGAGTCCTCTTATTCCATCTCGTACCATTGACTCTGTTGGTTCGTATAGTGTATTTGGATATCTTTTATCATAGGATCCTACTACATTACGTTCTACTAAATTGTTTTCAATCATTTTATCAAACAAATCTCGTCTATGTGGCTTTTCAAAACCAAATAAACATACAAAGTTATGTTGCTTTGCTAATAAATTAGATAGATTAAGTTCTATAAACTTGTCATAGCCGTATGCAAAATTAGGTAATTTTTTAATCCAAGGTGCATACTCCTCTACAGGATTTATTTTTGTAAGACTAGTTTCAAGTACCTTTCCGTTTTCAGTTTTAGTCCATCTACTTGTAACTGCATCTAGATGTGATATTGCTTCTAATAAAAAGAAATCAGTGTTTATAAAATGAATATGTGGATACAAACTAGGAACAGTTTTGTTTATATTATCCCAAACCACAATAAATTTTTTAGCAAGTTCAGACTTATCAAAGTAGTTTGGGTTTAATGGAATTGTGTAATCATTTAAATCATATTTGTCTGATTTTGATAAACCGTATAAAAATGCTTCAGCACTATTTGAAATTACAATGTTTCTGTTGTCGACAAACTGCTCTTTGATGTCGTCTTTCAGTAAATACCATTCAACATCACTTATTTCATATAAGTTGTCATCATTATTAATGCTATTATCTAGTAACTCAGACATTAAGATAGTGCCGTATTCGTATTTTTTTCTCCAAAATCCAAATAACTTTGTAGATGCATACCCTTCAGCATTTCTCCAATCTCCCATGTCTGCAAACCATTCATTGTTATGCAGTTCTTCTTTATACTGGTTTTGTATAATTACACGGACAATCATCTTACCACCAACGTAAGTGATAAGGAACTTTTTCTTTCAGTGGACCTATCCATTTGTCTTCAAGGTCACCAATTTGATAGGGTCTAGGTATAAACCATCCTATGATGATTCCTAACACTATAAGTAAAAAAGTTGTCATTAACTATCTCCTTCTTTCACAAAGACACCATCGACCATTTTGCCTTTACGGTCTTTGATGTCGTCCCATGCTTGTTGTAAACATTCTTGTATAGTGAGATTGTTTCTCTCTGCTATATTAATCAATACTACAATCATATCACCAATGTCATCTGATACGTCTTTGCCTTTACAAATGTTATCAGATAACTCACCTGCTTCTTGAATAAGTTTAGCAAATTGTGATTTATCATCTGAACCTTCTATAAGATTTCTATCATGATGCCATTGTCCAATTTTATCTATAAGTGTCAATGTGTCTAACGCCATACCAATGTATCTCCATCTTCAGTTACGTTGTCGCCTCTAACACCTTTGTATTGTTCATATCCTGTTTCAGGTAAAAAATACATAAATGCTTTGCCTTCGGTGGTGTGTACAATTTGTCTATTATAAAACTCAGGATACCCTTCAATGGCATCCAGTTGTTCTAATACTTCATCGCTGACTTCCCATACTTCACCTTGTATGTGAAATTTACCATTCAAAAAAACTCCTGGAAATGCTCCTAAGTCAGACATTTCATAATCCGGATATTGTGTTTTTGCTTTACCAACAATACTAGCACCTTCTCCAAATTGGTTTAGTCCTCTTATTTCTCCGCCACTTTTAAGTGAACCATATACAAATACTTTATTCATAATTTTTCCTACTTTCTACGTCTAAGATTTTGTCCTCAAGCATTTTGATTCGTGCATTCATTCCACTAATAATCATACTAGTGTCTTGGTCAGCAATAATAGTATCCAATGCAATCCTATCGTTTTGCATTGTTTCTATTTGTTCTTCTAACTCTTTAACCTTGTTTTCTAATGTGTATGCAAGGTCAATTAGTTCTGCTTTAGTCATTTGTGTCTTAGACTTTTTGCTCATTTATACATTATACGGTATTTTGATACTAATGTCAACTAGTATTCTAACGTATTTGACTCCTTTATTTTAGTATATTCGTCAAAGTAATTATCTATGATTCTATCATAATGGAATGTAATCCTGTGTAATACACGTTTTGCAATAATTTCAGGTTCCCATTCTACTCTTTTATGTAATGTAAGAACTTGGTCACTTACAACAATATCACCTGGATTCCATTTGTGTTCATAAACATATTTGTCTTGTAAACAATGTTCTATTAGTATATTCTTAAGTTCTGGGTCTGTAGGAAACTTACAATTATTATGAAAGTGTAAATATAGGCCCTTTCCGCCGTCAAAGGACTCGTGTAAAAGGTTCATTTGGTACTTGTGATTAACTATACCAAACCCTTTCATTGCCATTAGTTGTGGTGTAGGAACGCCTTTTGCCCAGTTCTCAGGTGCATACTCAAAGTCTCCAACTACACCTTCACATCTTTGTTTAACATCATCAGGTAAATCTCTATATGCACTTACGGTATTCATAAATGCAGTATGAGTGTTTTCACTGTGCCAAGCACCTTGTAGTGCAACACCTCTTGCTCTATCCATATCTCCATTCATATTGCTATGCCAATCTAATTCGCCATTACCAAATATGCCTGTAGCCATTCCTTTCTCAGTTTTTTCACCTGTTACTCGCTGTAAAGGATATTCGTTGTCACTACCTTCAAATGTGAAAGGATCTAAGTATTCTGATTTAGGTCTGCTTGTACCATCTTGATGCCATAGCATTTGTTCCCAATTAGCAAATGTACCCATTTTATGTATAAGTTTTGCAAATGGTATTGTTTCAAAAGGTTGGTTTTCAAAAACTATGATTAAGTTTTTTAAATATAATTCGTTTATGTCTTGATAATCTTGTTCCGTGAGTTTTGCTAAATCGCAATTTATTCTTACTGCTACATCTTTTATTTTATCTATCTTCATGTGGTTTTCTTCTCACAGCAACATCTAATACTTCTATGTCATCAGGTTGCTCTAATACCCATGCTACATATAATGCAACACTATCCGGACTCATTTTATATGTATCGTCTTTAAGAGGTTTAGTTATATTTGTATCTACAAGTCCAGGACTTACAGTATGTACTCTCACTTTAACATCAGGCATTATTTTGTCTGAATGTGTCTTTACAATGTTTTTCCAAAGAACTTTTTTCTTAGCAATATAATTATAATCTATTCCTGCACTAAAAATGTTTGGGTAAAACTTTGAAGCACTACAAATATTTATTATTTGCTTTGGTTCATCTTTCCACTTCTCATATATCTCATTGAACATATCAATTTGAGCACCTGACATTGTAAATGCATTGTTTATGAATACTTCACAGTTGTTTGCTTTTAAGATAATGTCGTCTCTGTCTTTTGCAATATCACCTGAACTGTCTTCTACATCAAATCCAATTACATTATGTCCTTTATGTGAAAGCAATTCATAGCAACTTTTTCCTATACCATTTAGATGTCCTGTGATTGCTATCTTCATTGTATGTGTTCCACAATGCAACCACTTTTTTCTAAAAACTCTCTACCCGAACCTTTGTCTGCTTGGTAAGTATGTTTGAATATAACTGTTGTAATACCTGACTGGTAAATTAACTTTGCACAATCCATGCATGGTTCATGTGTACAAAACAATGTAGCATCTTTACAGTTTTCATTACTTTGTGCCACCTTTGCAATAGCATTAGTTTCTGCATGTAATACTTCTGGCTTTGTTTTTAATCTACTCCAAGTAGCACCGTGTGGCGAATCATGAAACTTTGCTCCTTGACTTTCCCACTCTTGCCTCATGTGAGGAATATCATTCCAGGTGTCTGTGTTTTCACAATCATTTGTCCATCCACTTGGCATGCCATTGTAACCAATACTAATTATTCTATTGTCTTTAACAATACATGCTCCTACTTGGGCACGTTTGGCACTACTTAATTGTGCAAATCTTTCTGCACAATCCATAAATGCATGTTTAAACTTCTCTTTCATCTACTACACTCACTGCGGCACTTCTACCACCAAATCCAAAACTAGTTTTAAACAGCCTTGTGTATTCTTTTTCTTCTATTTGAGACAATAAATTAAAATAACCATCTTCTGTAAATGGTTTCACTAAATTTGCATTTGCAGGAACAAATCCTTGCTTCATTGCTTCTGCACCTAACACTACTTCTGCTAATCCACTAGCACCCATTAAATGGCCCACTTGACTTTTGTTTCCATACAAGTGACTTCCCTCTGGAAAGTAATCTTTCAACACGTTATACTCTACAGGGTCACCAAATGGTGTACTAGTAGCATGAGCATTCAATACAGTATAATCTACAGCACTGGTGCCTGCTTGTGATAATGCTTTATCAATAGCAATCCTGGCACCAGTGCCTTCCAAATCAGGTTGGGTAGCATGGGCACCATCGTTCGCTATCCCGATACCATCTACTACCCATCTGATATTTGCTCCTCTCTCCCTAGCAAGTTCTAAAGGCTCAACTACCAGATAAACTGTACCTTCGCCCATTACAAAACCATCTCTACTTTCGTCCCAAGGTACACTTCTACCTGTTGGACTAATTGCACCTAATAGTTGAAAGTATATAGTACTCATTGAACTAGTCATAAAGTCTGTTGCACCTACAACAGCACAAGTATAACCTTCTGTCATCATATACTTTTTGGCAAGGTCTAATGCTTGTACTCCACTAATACATGTACCACTTGTACCCATACTAGCACCATGCCATTTGTAATGACTGCTAACATGATTACTGACGTATTCATGTGAACTACTTAATAAAATTTGGGGGTGTACTTTACGTTTATTTTGATGCAGTATTTGTCCATACCTTGCTAAGTTTGGTGCACCACCTCTTATGGTGCCTACAAAAACTGGTGTATCATCAGGAAAATCTAAGCCGCTCATTTCTACTGCTTCATTTACAGCAATCATGCTTGTAACAACAGTAGGATCTAACCAACGTTTATTTTTAGGTTCAATTAAACCTTCTAAATCCACATCTTCATAATTAGTGTGAAATGCTTTTTCAACATTTAAAATCCAATCACTAAAATGACCTTGTGGTCTATAATCCTGAATAGGAACTTGTAAAGCCTTTAAATTTTGTATGTTTTCAGAGAGACTATTGCCTAAAGGCGAGACAATACCCACTCCAGTGATAGCGAGTTTCATACAGATATTTATGAATGATTTTGTTTATTAAGACAATTTCTTGATAGCAAACGACTGATATGCACCAGTGTAATCTGACTCTGTGTTATTGTAAAGACATGAGTCATATGTTGCGGCATCTAAATGTGCTTGTCCGTCTAAAATTGCTTGATTGATTACAGGAAGGTGTATTTTATCATAGATAGCAACACCACCAACAGGAAGTTTATTCCAAACTTTCAAAAATCCTATTGTAAAGTCACGTTTTATCCATGCTTCAAGTCTTGCTTGTTCAGTTGCGTCATCATCTGAATCAATTAAATCGAATCTGTGATTGGCTTCCCTCATTAATGTTTGTGTTAAATGAGGTGGAGGACAAACACATATAACATCATATGAAGAAGGTCTATCACCGCCACCGTCTAATTTGGCATCATCTTTATTTAACAATACTTCTTTAGTATGGAAGTCTGCTAGAGGATATCCAAGTTCTGTATTGAGTTCTTCAGTGGTCATATCGTTGAATGGTGTACATGCACCTGACTTATCAAGAGTAACAATCTCAGCACCTGTTTCAGTATTTGTATATGTAACTACGAAGTTATTATTAACAATAACGCCATCTAAGTCTTGTAGATAAACATTGTCAACAGAACCTAATAAAACTTTAACATTTGCTCTAGAAGTAGAGTCTACAAAAGTTGAAAACGAGCCTACTTTATTTTGTTCTAATGCGTTGGCGCCTTTATTTTCACCAAAATCGTCTCTCAATACAATTTTAAGGTCTGCACCATTTGTAGTATTTTGAGCAATAAATTTTGGAGTTTTGCCTGTTCCTCTACTCATTGAAATAACTTGTACATATTCACCGGACTCTAGTTGGTCACCAATAAGTTTTAGTAATGCACCGTGAGGTTTAGTTAATGAACCTGGTTCTGAATTTGACCAAGTAAATGATGAGGTATCTACTGCGGCTCTTTCTGCTTCAGTAGGCAATGTAATATTAGGCATTCTTTACTCCAATTTAATAATTTTACTAAACTATTTATCTAAAAAGCATTAACTGAGCCGTTTTACAATACCACATGTCCAAGGACCACTGCCATCTGGCTCTGTATTTATAACCCAACTTTCTTCGAATGTATAGCCTGCATGTTTTACACCTTCGTATGCATTCCAAAAACAACCATTAGTTTTAGGTAGTTGAAAGTGCGTAACAAACAATACTCCTCCTACGGGTAATGCTTTTAATACTGCGGCAAATTCTCTGTCTAAGGCATCCTTTTCATGTTCTTCACTACCTAATGTAATGGGCCAAGTCATATAAATTACGACTTTAGGCTCAAAGTCTCCAGTAGTTCCTAACGTATCACCGTCTGCATTCACAATAGCAGACTTAGGTGCTATTAAAGGATCTACTTCAGATAGTTTTTGTTTGGTTAAAAACGAAGGTTGTACTGCTAAGTCAATTGTTCTAATTAACTTTGGTTCACTCTCTGAATAAGGATCATATACTTTAACTTCAGTTGGTGTACCATCTTCATCAAATACAATCTCTCTTGTAACACTTACATCTAATTTATAAACATTAGATGCATTTTCACAGTTTTCAAAATAGTCTCCAGTGTATAGATATGTGTCTATAAATTGGTCAACTGTTGTAATTTTGAAACTATCACCATGTGTTGAATTTTCTCTAATGAAGTTAGCAGTTTTTCCTGTACCTGCATAGGCTTCTCTAATAGACAAAACATCATCAGCATCAAGTTGGTCTGTGATACATTTAATTGCTTTACCTTGTTCGAGTGTTAAAATACCATCTAACAAATCGTCCCAAATAAATGCTGATTCGTCTACAGCATCTACTTCTGACGCAGTTGGTAAAATAATATTAGACATCTTCTTCAATCTCTTCTGCTTCTGCTCTTTCTTGTTCTTCTTGGAACCTAGCAATTTCTTCACGTCTTAGTTCTTTGACATTTTGCAAATATTCAAGCATTGTGTCTGCATCACTAATATCAAAAGGGTCACCTGCAAAGTTATCTTCCTTTCCGTCTTCACAGAAGATATTTTCTATAAAGCCGTTATCAACAACCATTGAATATCTTTGGCTTCTCAATCCAAAACATACTGCTGATTTTTCTACAAGCATACCCATATGACGTGTAAATTCACCATTACCATCTGCAATTGGTTGTACTTTTACAATACCTTGGTCTGCAAACCACGAATTCATTACAAAAGAATCATTTACACTAAGGCAATATACTGCATCTACGTCTTCAGCAATAATGTCATCATATTTTGCTTCGTATCCAGGTAAATGTGTACTACTACATGTAGGTGTAAAAGCACCAGGTAGTGCAAATACTACAACACGTTTTCCTTCAAAAATTTCTTTACTATCCTCTTCAACCCATGCGTAATCTGTTTCGCCTTCAGGGATAGCACGTTTATTCCATTTTACCATTGGAACTGTCATTTCTACTGCCATAAAACTTCTCCTTTAAAACTAGTTTTAATGATAAGTGTATTTATACTTATTTGAATAGGTCTTCCATATATTTTTGTAAACTTTTAATAGGAAACTTATTTGCAAACTTCAATTCAAATATCATTCTTTCTTCTTCAGTGAACTTTTTACCCAAAGGTCTTATCCACACATTCACACTAAACTGAACATTATCCATACCATAACTAGCATGTGGCTTGCCATAACTCATGCGTATCTCATACTCTATTTCATTATTGTCAAACCATTTAGTAAAAGGTTTTATTGCATTGTGTACAGCCGCTTCTGTCATATGCTCATAGTCAGCATCATCATTACAAGGAGCACTCAATACCAACAATGCTCCTTGCAAATCTTTTAGTTCTTCGTTTACAGAACCTTCCAAGAAGTTCTCCATTTCTAGCCTATCTTTGTTTGGCACCTAAGTAATCCTTCTCCTTGTATGTTTTTATCATATGGCATTTAACACACAATGTCTGTATATTATCCTTCGTATTAGCACCACCTTGGCTCTTTAGGTGTATATGGTCACCATGCATAATGGCTCGCATTACACGAAGTCTATGGTACTCATCTTCTATCTCATCAAACTGTGTATCTTCAGTTGGGTTATATCCACACTTTGCACATTCCATAGTTCTATAAAATGTCCAAGGTCTTTCTGGTTTACCCATGCCTCCATATTCAACACATTCTAATTGATGCTCTCTACACAAGACGTTGCTACCAGGACCGTCATATATACTGATAGTATTATCACAGTCCTCTAGCATACAAGGTTTGTCTAATTGTTCTTTTAAGACTGAATTAGACTTTAACCTATCTTTTTTTGGATCTCTTATTGCCATAATTCAAAATCCAATACACTATACCCATTATTAGGAGAGTATGTTGGAGTTTTTAAGTCTGTACTTTTCTTAATTTGTGCAATAAGGAAAGGTCCGCCACAACGCCATTCTGTAGTAAACCCTCTAACAATAATTTCGCCATCCTCATTTTTATCTTCACTATGCTTGTTAGCACCTCGATACCAATTTGAATAACTAATTTTTACCTTATCCCAAAACATTCCATTCTCACTAAAGTCTGCTTCAAAGTATTCTTTAGTAAAGTCTGCAAGTTTTCTACAGTAATCATCATCTACTGTAATACCTTGTGAGTAACATGCATCAAAGTATTCGTATAACTGCCTAGCCTCCTTGGCTTGTACTGGTCTGTCATTGTTTAAGTAACTCCAATAACTAGTAAACATTTTAGTAATGTCTGGATGTTTTCTAGTTTTAAGGCTTTTACTCATTAACGTATCTGCTAACAATGTAAATGCACCATTCTCATCTTCATCACCAAACTTACTGTTTGTAGCAAAAATACCAGATTGTTCTAAGTATTGTTGTTTTTGTTCTGAGTCTTTCCAATCTTCATCAGTTGCGCCATCTACTCTAACTCCAAATACCATTTGTTTAAATGTATCAATAAAGTCTAGTGGTTCTTTAGCATCTCCATTTAATAAAATAAAGTTACGTCTAATTTCTAACTTGTTGTCTACTGGATATTCCACAACTGGAATTTCTACATTAGCAGGACGTTCGCCAAAAACTTTTGTTGCAATTATATATAATGTAATAGCAGTATGTTGTCCATCCCATGCAATCCATTCCGCTCCTGGTGGCACTTCTTTGTACACTTGAATAGGCATAACCATACTTTGACTAAAGTAGCCAAGTATCTTTATAATGTGCCTAATGTTTAAAGGACGTTGTAATGTAGTATCAATTACCACATCACTAAGTTTTGCCGGTATGGCATTACACAATGTCATATCATTAAATGACTTCCATTGTTTGTTTCTACGTTTGAATTCGTCTACTGCACCATCTAGCATTTTTGCAAATACTGGATTTAGTTCTAGTGCATCATTTAGACGTTGTTGTAATGAAACAAGATTACTTGCTTCTTCTGTGAATTGCTGATTTATCTTATCAGCATAAGTTTTCATTTCCATAGTGAACGACCCTCCTCGGTCTTTATGTTATTAACTTATGTTATACTATTTTTATTATTTGTCAAGTCTTTTCTCTTAAAAAACATAACAACTCCATACAAACTAATAAGGAACCAAAATACTTCAATTACTATACTAGCAAGGTTTGGAGTATAAACTAAACTTACAGTAACAAGTATTGCTACCAATAAGTTATTAAAACTGTACCAAAATCCTTTAGGATCAATTCTATCTAATTGCAGTAGTGCATAAGTGACAATTAGTAATGCAACTCCTATTAGTCCTATTACATCTGGTAAAGTCATTTTTTCCTTTTGTCGCTTCGCTTACTTGCTTCTAATGGATCTAACAATACTTGTTCTCTCCTTGTTAATTCTGTGTCTTTATTCTTACCCCATATGGCGTCCCAGCCATCTGCAAATTTATCTTGGTCATTAGGTTTTTGCACAGAACCTTTGCCACCATGCCATTGACCTTTGTTTGATTTATCTTTGTCTTCTGCCATTCTCTCTCCTAAAATGATATTGCAATCATATACATCGCAATACCTACACCTGCTAACATTAGCATTTGTATAACTGACATTATAGCAACCTGTTTCATAGGATGTACATCATCTATAGAACCTAATTGTTCAGACTGCTGTTTTTTAATTTTTTCATATTCTTTCATTGTTTTCTACCTTTTTTTGTTTCTCTCATTTGCTGTTAATAAAGTTTTTTCACAATAAGGACACTTTAAATCAATATCTAGTAATTCACTTATTGCTTCGTGCTTAACAAAATCTTCTCTCACCGTTCCATGAAACATTTCAGACGGTAAAGGATATCCTATGTGTTTAGTGTCCGCCAAAATGTACTCCTGTAAAATATCCTATTGCTAATGACAATGGTATAATAATTATTAAATCCATAAGCCAATGTAAAGCAATAGCAAGAGATATGATTTCTTTCCAATGTATTTTACATACATCTGCCCAATGTTTTATTCTTTCTACCATTTGTCTAAATTTACACCTCTAGTATTGAATGTGCCCATTGCTCTACTCTTTCTATAATCAAATGGAACACTGACTGCAAAGGGATCTGATAATCCAGTCCCTACCCATTCAGCAGTATTGTATAATGTGCTAGGATTAACATGATCCATATACTTGTCTACCCACATGTTATTCTTTTCACACCATTCTTCTATTTCTTCATAGGTACCATATACTAGTGTTCCCATTTTATAGGAACTGCCATCTGCATGTAATACCTTTGCTACTTCTTGATGTGATATACAATTTGATGTCATACCATTACTCCTGTCCATTGATGTACTGCAACATATACTAAAGTTAGTATAAAGAGTGTTATTATGATATCTGGTATTGGGTTACGCATCAGTCCTGTCCATCAACTGCTTTTAATCTCGCAGGAACAACTACAACATAATTACAAGTTTCACAACACCTACCATCTACAACGGGCCAAGCATTATGACTATCAATTTCTTTTACAGGCTCAGCACAAAGACAGCAACTTATAGTGTCTCCTTTAAGTCTACCTATTACTGCTTGGGCTTCTTTTACTGTAAAAGTCATTTTCCTATATCTTTAATGTTGTTCTTACCAATTACTTGATAAGCACCTTTGTTGTAAGCAGGAGCAATAGTGTAATTCTTACATATTTCTGCTTTTTCTTTTTGCCACTCAATATCTTCAGCAGTACCGCCTCTACTTGTCAAAGGCATACTAGGATACTTCTTGGCATGTTCTTGCATTTCCTTATACCGTTCATTTTGAAAATGATTAGGAACAGCAGATTTGAATGCTTCTTTTCGCCTAGGATCTATTTTAGGCGATATACCGTGACAGTAATCAACATACTGTTCAAAAGTCCACTTGGGCAAACCTAGCCTTTTGTGTTCTTTGTTTTTCTTTCTCAAACCTTCTTCCCACTTGGCAATGTTAGCCTTAGTCATTTTAGGCTTGTACTTTTTATTTCTTATGGTCGTTAGACCTTGTGCTAAATGCATTGTCATAATTAGTATTTTACCGGATTAAGTGGCAAATGTCAAGAAAAAAATGCCCGACATGTGCCGGGCATTGAGTTGGTTTGTTTTTATCGAATGCTTGATTGAACTTGTTTACCATTTGCTTTTTCAAATGCATCTGCTAGAACATCAAACATCGCATAATGCTTTTGGTTGTTTGCAGGATTGCCATCTGTGTCACGAGGACCAACATCCATGTAAACGTCTGCATCTACAAAGTTCCAGTTGACATGCCCATTAGCCTGAATATTTTCAGGATTTGTTACAGCCTTGTTGAAGGACTGTGCCATTTTTAAATCTACTTTCATTAAGCCACCTCTAGTGATTGTTCAACATAATTTTTTATTTGGTCAGTAACATCTTCAAATCCAAAACTAGCAACAATATGGAATGTACCGTTGTCAACGTCTTGAACAATATCACCAACACTCAAAGAGTGCATGTCACGGAAAGTTACTACTTCACCGTCTTTGCGAGTAACAGTTTTCATTTTGTAATCGCTTACATGAACATCGAACACAGGATCTTTTTCAGTATCCTCGTCATAGTATCTACCGTTTAAAACAGCAAACACATCTTCCAAATCACGTACCTGCCAACTATCACCGGAACTATCAACAAGACCTGCGTCCTTCTTTACAGAAGCAACATGGGTAAAATGTTGAAAGTCAGTATCTTTGAATTTAATAGCATCACGGAAACTATGAGTCAATCTCATATATGTTTCGTAAATTGGATACTTTTCTTCAGCACCAGTGTGTCCTCTGTCATTGCTATTCACAAAGTTATGGACTTCGCTGTTGATTTTAATTTGAAATACTTTATACATTAATTACTCCTTTTCCTTAACCTACATATACTATTATACGTCTTTTTGGAGTAAAGTCAACCTTTTTACCAGTTTTTTTGGTAAATTTATGTAAAATATCTGAAAAATTGCCCTAAAAGTGCTGATCCAAGGGCAAATACGATGATTGCATTCAGGATAATTAGGGCTCTATCCTTCCACAAAAGTCCAACCCATGTCCAACCCAAACAACCTATCAAACTAAGAACTCTGTCTGCTGTTTGGAACATATCGCCATCTTGAGAACGCATCATCACAGCCGATAGAACAAACATACTGCTTATCCATTTTACATACCAACTTAGGTCACCTTTTGGTGTAGCACTCTTAGTTATCCTTTTTGAATGTTGGATTTCACCTATACTAAACTCATCACCCTTATCTGTTTTGATTACAGTATCAGGACTAGGTGTAGTTGTTTCTTGTATATTAAATTCTTTCTTAATGCTCATAGTAGTCCCAATTGGTACTTACCTTCATCACTTACCATCACATGGGGGTCCCAGGGTGGATCAAAGGTTAAAACAATGTTCACTTTATTAATGCACTCAACTGCTCTAGTGGCAAACTCTATTTCCATTGGAATTATTTCTGCGGCTGGACAATTAGGTGTAGTAAGTGTCATGATAACTTGTGCGTCATATTCTTTATTCACTGCAACTTCATAAATCAAACCTAAATCGTAAACATTTAAGTTTAATTCAGGATCGTAAACTCTACGCAAGTTTGCTATGATTTGTTCTACTAATTGGTCCTGTAAATTATCAGGTGGTCCTACAGTTTCATCTTTTCTATCGCCTGCCATAATCCCTCAACTAATTTTACGCAATCATGTTCATCATTATATGGTGCTGAACTAACTCGTAAAATCCCATCACTATTTGTATATCTATAACTTGCCGGATAGGCACACATATGGCCCGTCCTCACACAAACATTTTGCATGTCTAAAAATCCTGCCAAGTCACTTGGACTTGTACCTTTTACTTTGAAACTATAAACACTATTTGGTTTAGTAGGTCCAATAAGTTCCATTTGTTCTATGTCAAATAGACCTTTGTCTTTTAACATATTAAAAAATTCTGTTTCACATTCATGTATTTCATTGTATGTGATATCTTGTATCCATTTTGCCGCCGCACCTAAACTGTGAACACCTGCAACATTTGGTGTACCGGCTTCCATTCTTTCAGGTCCTCTTTTCATAGTGAATGTATCAAAATCACATTGTGTAATTGTTCCTCCACCTAACCATGTTTGAACATCATCAAATCCACCTTTGTGATACAATACTCCTGTACCTGTACTTGCATACATCTTGTGACCACTAAATGCCATCCAATCTATATCATTCTTTTTAACATCTATCGGTTTATGTCCTATGCTTTGGCATGCATCTATTACAACTTCACAGTCATGTTCCTTTGCAATCATTATCATTTGTTGCCAAGGAAGTTCTTGTCCTGTAAAATTACTTTGTGTTAAGAAACTGCAAACACTTCCTGGATTATCTTTTATTGTTTCATACCAAGCATTAACATCTACATTACCTTCATCATTGCCTGGTACTATAACTAATTGACCGTTTGCTTTTGTTCTACCTTGTTGCATCCAAGGTAAAATGTTACTGTGATGCTCTACCTCAGTCATAATTACTGCTGGCTCTAATGGAGTCCAATCTGCAATTATGTTTAAACTTGCAGTTGTACCATTTGTAAAAGCAATCTCATGTGGTTCAGCATTAATAAGTTTTGCAACTTCTACTCTTGCTTCGTCATACTTGTCACTTGCAATAGTACTAGTCTTAAAGTCTCCCCTATGAACATTTGCTCTGTAATTGTAGTGATAATCACTTACCGCTTTGATTGAACTATCAACAGTTTGACTACTTGCGGCATTGTCCAAGTATGTCAATTCGCTATATGCTAAACTAGGAAAACAATTCCTAATCTGTTTGATATCTTTTGCTTTTTTATAAACTTTTAACATAAAAAACTACTTACTAATACGTCCTCGGCTATGTCTTTTGGAAGGCCTCGGCTCTGCAAATAATATAATTTGCTTTTATCTATATTACTTATGGTACAACCATGAGTACACTCAATTTCTTTGGTATGTATATCTAGTATGGGTCTGGAGTGCATTTTTGTATTTGGAGTCAACATTAAATTTTCATTTTTCATGTGACCATCAAAACCCACACTATTAGGACTAACATCAAACCTTCCTATAAAACTTGTATTGACTTTTTCATTTCCAACATTTTTTATATCTATAGTACTTTTGTTGTCTGAACTTCTACTGTCTACATGAACGTATTGATGATATTCATGTCCTTTGTAAATGTTATTCCTGCCATTTAGTGTTAAGTCTACATTTGTAGTCATATCAAAATAAAAGTTTTCTTGATAATAGTCGGATCCTGTATTTTTAAAATTAATAGTAATTTTACTGTTGGGGTGGCAAATAAATTTGCTATCAAATATACCGAAGCCACCAAAATCATTTGTAACTCTATCTATGACTAGTTCACTGTTTTCTCTCACAACATAAATTATGTTATTCATTTGTCCAGATTGTAATTTTACATTCTCTTTTAAATGAACTTTTGTTTTGTGTTGTACATCTATAATATTTGTATTGCATTCTAATATGCCTTTAGAATTTTTGTTCACATAATTAATACTAATTGGATTTTTCATAAATGATCCATTAGCACCAGAAGGTATAATTATTGTATTCAAAAAAGGCGAGAATGCGTATGTAAAGTTAGAAAAGTTTTCTGTGTTTCTAATTAACTTTACATATTCATCTTGTTTGTTTCTGTTTACTTTTATTTGGTCTAAAATTTGTAATTGAAAAGGTTTCTTTATTCCTAAATCGTTGCTAGGAAAAACCATACCATCATTAAACAATAATGTATTCTTTTTGAATGCTACTGTTTCAAAAGGTTCTAAGTCTGCTAGGTATTGTTTTTCTGCTGGAGAACTTGACCACAGTATTTCTTTGTTATAAAATTTATGCAAGTTTGCAAAGTTAAACTGTTCAGACTTTGGATTGGGTAAACCGGTGCCTGTAATATAATCTACATTGTTGTTATAACCTGTGTAAAAATTATTTAGTTTGTGTTTTAAATGATGATAGTCTTTGGTTTTTGTATTTTCGCCTGTAACAAAATCATACAAGTCTTGTATAGTGTAGAAACTATCATAAGATTTTGTTGGTTCTAATGTTTCTCTATAGAATAAATTTTTATACACTTTCAAACCCTTGACTAAATATTTTATCTGCAAGTTCAATACCGCCTGATAGAACTCCGTCTTTTTTCAAGACTAATACTTTGTCTGGGTTCAAGCCTTCAACTAATTTTTGATAGTGTGTAACAACAATTAAAGTGTTATCATTATTACGCCATTCGTTAAGTTGTTCTATTAATGCTTTGATACCATCAACGTCTAATCCACTGTCTGGTTCATCAAGCATTGCCAGTTTGGTGTTAAGCATACTCATTTGAATAAGTTCATTTTTCTTTTTCTCACCACCACTAGCATCTGTGTTAAGGTTTCTTTTGTCCCAATTATCAGGCAAGTTAAGTTTACCACTTATGTCTTTAAAATTTCTTAATGTCTCTGCAATATCTTTACCTGATATGTTTAATGCTTGTTTCATAAATTGAAAATTACTTAAACCAGGTACACTTGTTGGTGCTTGGAATCCAACAAACATTCCTAACCTTGCTTTTTCATCTGTCTCTAACTCTGTTAGGTCACTACCCAAAAAAGTTATTTCACCAGATACATTAAGGTCAGGTCTTCCCATAATGCCATGCAATAGTGTACTTTTACCTACACCATTACTTCCCATTACAACATAAGTCTTGCCTAAATCAAATGTCGTTGTGATATCTTCAAGTATATGTTCTACAGAAAAATTCTTTAATTTTAACATGCCGTTATTATACTACCTTATGTGTGTATTGTCAATATTATCCAACTGCACCTTCCAGTTGTACTGCTAACAACTGATTGGCTTCTGCGGCAAACTCTAATGGTAGTTTTTGGAATACATCTTTACAAAATCCATTTACAACCAAATTCATTGCATCATCTTCACTAAATCCTCTTGTTGCTAGATAATACATTTGTTCTTCACTAATTTTTCCAGCACTTGCTTCATGCTCTATCATAGCACTATCATTTTGACTAGTTACATAAGGAATAGTTAATGCTCTGCTGTCTTGTAACATTAAACTATCACACTTTGTATAGTTAGACGCATTCTTGGCTCCTGGATTAACTTTTACTGAACCCCTATATGTATTTGTGCTGTCTCCAAAACTTATACCTTTGGATATAATGGTGCTTTTGGTATTCTTACCTAAGTGTATCATTTTTGTTCCTGTGTCTGCTTGTTGTTTGCCTTTTGTTACTGCAACACTAAAGAACTCTCCAATACTACCTTCACCTTTTAAAATGCAACTTGGATATTTCCAAGTTACTGCTGAACCTGTTTCTACTTGGGTCCAACTAACTTTACTATTTTTACCTTCACACTTAGCACGTTTTGTTACAAAGTTATAAACACCACCTACTCCATCTTCATTACCTGGATACCAATTTTGTACTGTGGAGTATTTTATTTCTGCATTGTCTTTAGTAATTAATTCTACACAGGCGGCATGTAATGTATTCTCATCATATGCTGGTGCAGTACAACCTTCTAAGTAACTTACATAACTGCCTTCGTCTGCAATAATAAGTGTACGTTCAAATTGTCCTGTGTTTCTTGCATTTATTCTAAAGTATGTGTTTAGTTCCATAGGACATTTTACACCTTTAGGAATGTACACAAAAGTACCGTCTGTGAATACAGCAGAGTTCAGTGTAGCAAAGTAATTGTCTGTGTAAGGTATGACACTACCTAAATATTCTTTAACTAGTTCTTCATGGTCTTTAACTGCTTCACTGATACTGCAAAATACAATGCCATGCTTCTTTAATTCTTTTTGAAATGTTGTAGCAACACTAACACTATCAAAGACAGCATCAACGGCTACTGTTGGAATGAGATTTTCTTGTTTTGGTTTTTCTGTGTCTAAACCCAAAAGTGCATCACGTTCATGTAATGGTACACCTAACTTTTCAAAAGTGTCTAATATCTCTTGTGGTATTTCATCTTTGTTTCTTGTTTTAGGTGCAGAGTAATAACTTAATTCTTGATAGTCAACTGGTTCATAATCCAGTTCACTCCAATCTGGTTCACTCATTTGCTCCCATCTTTTGAATGCTTTTAATCTGTATTCAAGTAACCACTCTGGTTCATCTTTAAGTAGACTAATATTTTTTATAATGTCTTCATTCAAACCTTTGGGAAAGGTTTCATTTTCTAAATCTGTTACGAATCCTTCTTTGTAATATTTCTCATTAAAATTATCAATGCTCATTACTCAACCTTGTTGACTTTAAGTTGCAAAGGATGTCCTTGTCCTCTGGAAACAGTGATTGCTTCTCCACATTTTTGTTCTGCAATTTCATGTGAATATGTTCCAGCAACTGCTGAGCCCGACTCATGAACTTCTAATGTTAAGTCTTTTGCAGACTTTAAATTTTTATTAAATATTTCCACTAGTAGTTTTATTACAAACTCTACTGGAGTAAAATCGTCATTAAAAATAATAACATCATACCTTGGTGGGTATTTTAATCCTACATTAGTTCTAGTCTTTTGTTCAACTTGTTCTGTCATATTATTTACTATGTGGTGGTAACTTAGCCTCTATAAACCATTCGTGTTTTCTTTTGACTGGATTATACTTCTTTAATTTTAACTTCTTATTATCAATTGTCAAGTTTTTTGTTTTGACAAATGTATAATGATATGTGTGACTATCTCTAGTCTCACCTTCTGGAATCAAATACAATAATGTTTTTCTTTTGTCTTTCTTTGCCATAATAATAAAGGGTAGCAGAAAATACTGCTACCCACATATTTACCGCAAGGATTATGATATTTTAATCTTTTGTGGTTTCATTGCTTCAGGTACGTTCCTGTATAATGAAACTCTTAAAATACCATCTTCTAGTTTTGCTGATTTTACTTCTACAAACTCTGCTAGTTTGAATGTTCTAGTAAAGTTTCTTTCAGCAATACCTTTGTGAAGATATTCGATTTCATCTGAATCTAATACTGCAGATGTACCTGATATTTTCAAAGTACCATCTTCAATTTCAATTTCGATGTCATCTTTCTTAAAACCTGCAACGGCTAAAGTAATTTCATAAATGTCATCTTTGCCTTTGCTGATGTTAAAGGGTGGATACCCTGTTGCGTTATTAGTGAACGTAGGATCGTTAAAAAACTGCTCTGCAAGTCTGTCAAAGCCTACGGACATTTTATATAGTGGGGAAAGTGATTCGGTAGTGAATCGGATTTGCTTATTCATAATAATCTCCTATATAGCAAGTTATTCTTTCTCATCCTTTCAAAACCCATTTGGCGAATTAAAAGGTCGCATTGTGAGGTCGTTTCTGTTAGTATGTGTCTGTATCTCCTCACGACACTTGTCCATCTTCTTGGTTTCCTTTGATGTTACCATCTCCGGTCCTTTGTTGGTGGACCCAATCATGTATAGCCTTCTTAGTACTAATGCCATTCGGTCTATTTCACTTACGATCCTTAAACCTTGTGTATTTTTCCTTAGTTGATTATACACGGCATTTTTAGTTATAGCAGTTGTACAGTAGACTTTAGTCTCTTACGATTCTATCGCCCTTGCACTTCCTTTATTTCTTAAAATGCAAAGATATTTATAATCTATATACATTATATAGTACTTTTTTGGCAAAAATCAACCTTTTTTGCAATCTTTTTTTTATTTTTTTATAAAACACTATTATAACTGGGCCTTTTAGTAGGTATAAGTAATTGTATGCAACAGGACAAATTTGCTAGAATAATTCTAATATCCGATTTAATAAAGGATAAAGAAGCGAAAGAAGAAGAACTGTTATACTATCAAAAAGTAATGCAGGAACTCATGTTCAAGATGCAAATGGTTAGAAAGGAAATAAATCTAACCAACACAATAATAGATGTTATAAAAAACGAAAAAGCGGACATACTACAACAGTTTATAGAATCCAAAGACAACACTAGAGTACTATAAATCCATATATCGAAAAACATCTTGTATTCGCCCTCCCTGTGAATACTTGAAGGGAGTGTAACATGAATACGAGAAAGCGACATAGAATTATCTCGACATTAAAAGCCTGTACATGGCGTGTATTAGCATCTGCTGATACTTTTTTAATCAGTTTCTTATTAACAGGTAGTGCGGCTATTGGTGCCAGTATTGCGAGTATAGAAGTATTAACTAAAATGGTTCTATACTATTGGCATGAAAGAATGTGGGAAAAACCAAAATTAAATTTATTTGTTATGAACTTTTATAAAAGAATAGGGTCCTATATAAAATAAAACCCTATCCAAAGTTATTAATAACGTAAAGGACTTCTAATTACTTAGAATGATTTGCTAACTGAAAATACAAAAGTATCTTCGTCTGCAAGTCCTGAGCCGTCTTCAGCGGCAAAGTCTACATAAGCAACTGTTCCTTCAATACCCATAGGTAATTCAAAACTTCTACTTACTGACCAGTTGTCGCCTACATTATCCCATGAACCATAAGACACATCAACTGCGTTCATTATGTTATATGAGACTTCTGTGTAGTCGTTGAAGTCATCGTTTCCGATGTTGTGAGATATAGTCAAATCTTTATATGATCCTTCGATAAAAATCTCTGAACCGTCTAAAGAAGCATCACCACTGTATGCATAGTCGATATAAGCCACGTTAAGACCAAAGTCTTTTCCGATTGCTCCTGCCCAACCTACATACATGTCAGTTTCTCTGTCAGCATTACTGCCAGCATATGAAACTTCCGATGCCCAAACTCCAGCATATACGCCTGCTCCTGCGTCTACATGTAGACCCATTGACAATGCACTATCGCCTTGTGTTTGAGATTGACCTCTGAAAATGTAATCACTTCCGTAACCAACATTTCCACTCACTGAAGCCGCTTGGGCTCCGAATGCCATAATAGACAATAGTAAAACTACTAAAGCCTTATATCCATTCTCAATACTGATTAAATTTTTCATTTAATCCTCCTTCTTATTATTATATTACTGATAAACACAGACAGAAAAACTGCCTGTTTTGTCACAGTAATCTATTATTATACACAAAGTAGGAATATATGTCAACCTTTTATCCAATAAATATCAACAAGATATCCACAGATTATTAACAATATTCTAGTTATATGGAATCAAAAAGTGTGTCTTTTTCGATTGGAGAATTATACTTATCTAATAAATGTGTTTGAATTTTGTTTAGGTAATAGGAATACCATTAGAAAAAAGTGTTACTCATCAACAACACTCTCTTCTATTAGATTGCCTGTGTTGCTTCTACGTCTACTTGAATGCATTATTTCAACGTCTAATCCAACAAAACAACAATAAACGCCGAACACAATATTAATGATTATTTGTTTGTGTTCTTTCTTCCATATGTGTTTTCAATCAATCATAAAAAAAGCACACCCGAAGGTGTGCTTTTACTTAACCGTGGTCGGTTATTTGCTACTTAAGAAGTGGCAAGTGCTTTGTATCCTGCGGCAATAACTGCTCTTGAAGGAGTACCTAAACGATAAACGTTTCTGCTTCTACCTTTAGTATCAGTTACTGTGTTAAGATAAATTGAATAACCTTTGAAACGAAGTGATTGAATCACTGCTTGTGGGTTACCAGCACCAAAATGTGCTTTCATTTGAGCTGAACTTAATGTTCTGCCTTCTTGTAGAGCTGAAAGTACTTTCTGCTCTTTGCTTACGAATGTAGTAGTCATATGACCTCCTATATACATTGTCGATTGTGTTAAGGACAATTCCTTAACTTATACACTATTATACTTCTTTTAGTATCAATGTCAACCTTTTTTTGACAATAAATACGTCTCATTATGTATCCACTTGTTTTTCTTGATAAAACCCCATTCTCTAACACGTGGTCCTACAAAGAATAATGTCCAAACATCAACATTAGGCTCTAATTCTATACGGTGTAATGACTTACTACCAGCAAATCTCATACTTCCTGCTTTACGCCAAAATTTTCCTTTGGGTGTATGTTCCCAATATCCACCTTTTAGTATGATTGTGAAATAACTCCAAGGGTGGTCATGTAGGTCATCTGGATCACCTTTATGAAAATTATGTAGGAAAAAGTTAAAAGGAAACCATTTTCTATCTTTTAGGAATAGATAATACCTAGTTAGATATGGTTCTTGGTGTATTCGGTCCAATATAATTCGTTTTCTATCAAACCTTTCTAATAATCTAAGTAGATTTTTCATGCTCTGCAACTCTCTGTCTGAGACTGGTACTGCTAAAACTATGGTCTCTGCCATTGAATACTAATTTAATATTCCTGTCTTTGCAAATTTGCTTACCAGTGAATTGTTTATCTTTGTATTCAACTCCTAACACTCTCACATTTATAGGAAGTGTTAAAAGTAAATCCTCTAAATCTTGTTCTGTTGCATAACATACTATTTCATCTACATATTTTACAGCCGCCAACTGTATTTGTCTTTCTATTAAACTTTGTACTGGCGGATTTTTATTTTCTGGTCTGTCTATTGTAGGATCTGTTTGCAATCCTACTATCAAAAAATCACAATGTCTTTTTGCTTCTTCAAGCATTGTGATGTGTCCTGCATGTAGCAAATCGAATGTACTACATGTAAATCCTATTTTGCCACAATCTTTATAACTGAGTCTCATGCAAAGTCCTTTAACATCTTTTTGATTTCTAATGCGTGTTGTTCTTCTTGTCCAATTTGCCCTCTAGCATATTCTTCTAAATATATACTTGCACCTTCTACTTCAGAAAGTAATTCTTTATATAAATTTACTGCATGAGTTTCATGTTCTAAACTTTCTTGAAGTATTTGAACAATACTATGGTCATGTGATTCTTCAATTGGTGCTATAACTTGACTAGGATGCCCGTCTAAGCCCGTAATTAGTTCTCCGGCTTGTAAGGCATGTGCTAGACTTTCGTTTGCTTGTTCTTGTAAAAATGTAACAATAGGAATCCTATAAGGTCCTGTAATCATTAACGAACTGTGTGCGTATCTAACAACTCCAGCCATTTCATATTCTACTATAGAATTAAGTATCTCACATGCTCTGCCCTGGTTTAATTCTTTCAATTCCATTATTCTCCGTTGTAATATTGAAGACGTTCTATGTCATCTTCACTGGTCTCATCGCCATATTGTATTTCAATTATGTGACATGGCTTATCAGTTCTATTAACAATTTGATGCCATTCATTTGCTTTTACATGAAAGTTATCATCTTGTTTAAGAATTATATTTGTAAAGTTGTCTGGATTACTAGCACTATACTTTACTTCGCATTCTCCTTTACTGACAAACCAAATTTCACTTCTTTTAAAGTGCCGTTGATAACTTATACCTTTCCCTGGTTCAATTATCAACTCCTTTACTTTAACTACTTCATCTTGGAACAAATCACTAAATTCGCCCCAAACTCTTCTAGTAGTTGGATATTGCCATTCCTTTAGTATCCAACTGCTACTGTTTGATTTGTTGGAACCTCCAACACCAAACACAAATTCAACGCCTTCAACAATCATTTCTGGAATGTTATCTTTTGTTCTATCACCTCCGTTGCAAAAGATAATTTCTGCGTGTTCATATGCCTTCTTGGCATTTTCCAGAGCCACAACTGCTGAGCCGTCTTTATCATCGAAACCCCAAACATTATCTACCATGTCCATTGTTTCTAGAATTCTTGCCCTCTCTTCGAAAGGCATAAAGGGCCTGCCTTTTTTTCTTGTGAGCCATTCATCACTGTTAAGTGCTACAACTAGTTTATCACCTAATTGTTTTGCTCCTTCTAAGTAGTCTATATGTCCAGAATGCAGTGGATCAAAACCACCACTGACGACTACCACTCTCATTAGAAGTTACCACGACTTCTCTGCATGGCGGCTATCCTTTCGTTGTATTCTCTTACTCGCCTTGTTTTACGTTTGGACTTCATCCATTTTGAACCAGTGGGCATGTATTGTTTAAAATCACCTCTTGCTTCGGCTTCTCTAACATACTTGTCCCATCTCTTCTTGGCTTGCTTCTTTTTACGATTTCTTTTTGCACTAGGCTTTTCGTAATATTGTTGCTTCGCCAATTCTTTCTGAAATTCTGCTTTTTCCAATCTCTTTTTCAAAACTCTCAATGCCTTATTTACGTCGTTGTTTCGTACTTCTACGGTCCCACTAAATTTATCTAAATAGTGTTGTGGTTTTTTAGGTTGCTCTTTTCTCTTTTGAGAATTCCAACCCTGAGTCATTTTTCGACTTTGTTGTCTGCCTTGTGATTTGTTGTTCAACTTTTACCTCTAATTTTTATTTTATAATCATTATCTGATTTTTCATTACCGTTAGTATATATGAAAACAGGGTAAGTGTCAACATCTTTTGTAGGGTATTTGTTGAAACGTACGGTTTTAACTCCATTTTCTTTTAGTTTAGGTGCCCTAAACATTATATTATGTAAACTGTTTTCTACTATAGATTTCAATCCCCTAGCACCAGTTTTTGTTTTACTAGCCATTTTGGCAATGTCATCTATATACTCATCATTAAATTCTAGTTGTATATCATCGAACTCCATAAGTTTTTTAACTTGTGGTAATACACTTGCTTTTGATGATTTCAAAATTGTTTTCATATCAGATTGTGTTAAAGGTTCTAAAGGAACTATGTTTGGTAATCTACCAACCAGTTCAGGGATAAGACCATACGTGATTAAATCGTCATGCTCTACTTTGTGTTGCCATGTATTTTTCTTTGCTGGTGTTTTTAATTGTTTGTTGAATCCAATATTCTTTTTGTTTGCTTTTGTGTTTACTTGTTTTTCTAATCCCACAAATGCACCACTACATATAAAAAGTACATTAGTAGTATCAAATTCAACGTATTGATCCATACGTTTTGAACCATTTGAAGATACTTTAACTACTGTACCTTCTATTAGTCTTAAAAGTGCTTGTTGTACACCTTGCCCACTTATATCCTTTGTGCCGGTGTTAGACTCGCCCTTACGAGCCTTTTTATCTATCTCATCTATAAACACTATACCTTTTTGTGCTAATTCTAAATTCCAATCACACATATTAAGTAATCTCTCTAACATGCTTTCAACATCTTCGCCAACATATCCTGCTTCAGTTAATGTTGTTGCATCTGCTATTGCAAAAGGTACACTTAATTTTTCTGCTAATGTTTTTGCTAAAAGTGTTTTACCTGTTCCTGTATTACCTAATATAACAATGTTACTTTTTTCTATATGAGTATCACTGTCGTTGTAAATTGTTTTGTAATGATTGTATGCACAGACTGACAAAATTTCTTTTGCATATTCTTGACTAATAACATAGTCATCAAGGTGTGCTTTGATTTCTTCTGGTGTTGGTATATCTTCGAAGGTTAAATCTTCTAATGAATCTTCTTCATTAATAATTTTGTGACTAATATTGATACATTCATTACAAATGTATGAATTAGGTCCAGCGATTAACTTTTTTACTTCAGTTCGCTTTTTTCCACAAAAACTACAACTTAGATTTTGTTCGTGTTCTTTATCACCGGGCATTATTTCCTCGTAACATAGTTTGTGTCTGTTGTGTCGTCATCTGTATCGTTTGGTAATGGGACTGCCCAAAAACCTCCCAACTGTTTATTTACATCTTCTTCACTTAATTCTTGCAACATACTGAGTATTTCATCTGTGGATAAATCATTTATATTCATTTCACTATTTGCTATAAGTGTTGCCGCAGTCCTGAGGTCACCGGTGTTTGGTAGTTCTACTCTGACTGCACGTCTAGGACCTTCAACAATTTTTTCTTTGATAGGTCTCTGTTCTAATCTATTTTCTAACTCTGCTACTAAGGCTGTAAGTCTGTCTATTTCTCTATTGTCAGTTCTTACAACAACTCTTTCAGGACCTTGTATAAGTTTTTCTACAACTTTTTCTACAGGTACTTCTATTTTAATTTCTTTTTCAACTATCTTTTCCACTATCTTTTCAACAGGAACTTCAACAGGCACTTCTACCTCTTTTATAACTTCTACTTCCTTAATTACTTCGACGGGGACTTCGACGACTCGTTCTGGTCCTGGCACTTCGACAACTCGTTCTGGTCCTGGGACCTCCTTTTCGATAGTGACCAACTTCTCCTCTGGGACAAGGATCTCCTTCTCAACTGTGACAACCTTTTCGACCTCAACTTGCACTTCCTTAGGCTTTTTAGCCAGTTCGTTTTCTAAATCTTCTATTTGATCCAAAGCATCATCTAACATTTCTAATGTGTTAGCATACTTTGTATTTAATACATTTAATGCTTCTTTAACTGTTATCTTCTTTTTTGCCATCTTTTTTCAGTTTCTTTGCTAGTCGTTTTTCCAATTCTTTAATAGCAGGAGGTGTACTCAAATCTATTTCTGCTTCAACTTCTTTTTCAACAACAACTTCTTTTTCTACTTCCTTAATGACTTCTACTGGTACTTCTTTGATAACTTCTTTTTCTACAATTATAGGTGCAGGTTGTTTATAACCTGACATAACATCTGCCGCATCATCAACCGCACTTGGTGGACTAGGTTGTCTTGGTAAATCTGGAGGACTATCGTCTTTTAATTGGTCTCTTAAATCAGGTCCTGTTTTTTCCAAGTTAATGCCATAACGTAATAATGTTTGGTTAGCGGCTATGATTAATACAACTGCTAGTGGATCGAATACAAACACTAGCATTAAAATAAACAGTCTTACTGCTTGATCCAAATAACTTTCTGTATCGTCGCCATATATTAATTGTGCAACATACTTAATAGGACCTACTTCTTTTTCTAAGTTTCGTACAATACTTTCTGCTTCAAACTTTTCATCTTTTAATATTACAATATTATCAAATATACTATCAATTTGTGTATTGTATTCATCTATCTTTATGATGTTTTCATCTTGTTGACTGCTGTTTTGATTTCTTAATTTATTAATTTCAGCATTGGCATCATCAATTGTTTTCTGTGCCTGTGCTCTATACTTGTCAATGTTGTCTTGTTGAACTTGTATATCTGCTCTAATTTCGTCTCGTTGTTCTTTTTGTTGTGCAAATAATTCATTTGCCTGTGCTACATAATCAATTTTTTCAGTTTCTGCTTGTCTAAAAGCACCACCTTCATCTAGTGTTACAACTTCAACACCTTTCTCTCTAAGGTCATTTACTGCTTTGTCTAATACTGCTAGTTGGTCTCTTAATCTATCTATTTGACCATTTGCATAATCTATATCACCTTGAACTCTTGCCCAAGCACCATCTCTTATTTCTTCTTGTTGTTTAATACTTTCGGAAACATCTATACTACCACCTACTCCTAATATTCTATCTTCGAGTAGTGCAATTTTGTTTTCTTCTCTTTGTATTTGTCCATCTATTCTTTCTACTGTTGCAAAAGCATCACCTGTTTCACCTGCTTGGTCCAAGTGTGCTTTAGATAGATATCCAAAGATACCCATACTTGTGATTAACATCAAAACAACCACGGCTATGGACAAGTATGTTTTTAATAGCAATGAAGTTTCATGCCAATATCTATACAGCCAACTTGCAGTAAGTAACTTACCAACTTCAAGTGTTCCAGCCATTATTGCAATAGGAAGTGCTGAGGCACTGAAAATTGCCATTAGTCCTTCAATGGAAAACCATGCCGCAACTCCGGCAATGGCTAAGGCTGTTATTAATGTGAATATACCGAATAGCATACCAATATTTATCGTATTTTCGTAACCAATTAAACAATACTGATTACATAAACTATCCTGTTAATGTACAAAACCCCCAAAACAGGGGGTTCTATTATGTTTTAATTTATTTTTTAAACAACTTTTTGATGGTCATTACGTTCTACTGTCGCAGAATTGTGTTCATGTTCTCTAACTGTAACTTCTTGTACCCAACATCTACCATCAGTTAATTCATCAACTAAGTTTTGTGCATAGTCAAATACTTGCTCTGCAAAACGTTCGCAACCAACTGCTGGTAAAAGTCTCATGTCAATAAGATTTTTCTCTTGTAACATTTTGACTGTTTCTAATTCTGGATCATCTTCTGCAACTAGATATGTGTGGTCGAACATATACTTCAACCATTCTTTCAGTGGCTTTAGTCCACCAAAGTCTACAATCCAATTCCTATCATCTAGTTCGCCACCAAATTTAAGTTCAAACTGTAATGCATATCCATGTATTAAATTACAATGGCTGTCTGCTCGCCATTGTCTAAATGCACAACTATGTCCAGTTGCATGTGAATAAGTTTTTCCTGAATAAAATCTTTTGTTTACCATTATAATGTCTCTATTTTGCTTGTTTGTTTTGTGTAGCCTTTACTTATTTCATCATTAGTCTTAGCCATACTCAAAATATGTTCCATCTTAATAGTTACTGTGGATTCTGGATTGACTGTCATCATATATGGCATAAGTCCAAAGCCTTCTGCACTTCTACCAACTATGAGGGGTTGTGATAATTCCACGAGATTGTCTTTATCTCGTCTGTCTTTTTTTAGTCGTGCGACTAATTCTTCGCCTGTTGTAAGTCTACAACTAACAACTTCGTTTTCTTTAATAACTTCAATAAGCATACTTCTATCCTGTAATATTTGTATTATACAGAATAGTTATGAAATGTCAACCTATTTTTTATTGAATTCCGGCTTCTTCCAAAGTTACATCAACAAGACCTTCTCTGATTAATTTTTTACGATTAGCCATATGCTTGTCTTGTATTTCTTCTTTACTGCCTCCGAAGTATGCAACTGCATGTCCTTCTTCAACTAATATGTCAGTAACAAGTCTGCCATCATCAGTAACAAAGTCACCTAATATACGTCCAAACTTACCTCGCATATCTTCGCCTTTTTTATTAATCTGTGTTTTGAGAATTGGTCCTGACTTTCCACCAATAAGTTCTTTTAATCTAACTTTACTTGCCAAACCAAATTTCTTTTCAACTTTATCTCTGGTTCTACTTTCTGGTGTGTCTATACCCATGATACGAACTCTTTCGTCTCTGAGCATAATATCAAAACCTAAATCTATGTCCACGTCAACCGTGTCGCCATCAATTACTCTGATGACTTTACATCTATACTCGTACATAATTACTCCTGTGTTTCCTACAAGAGTATTTATCTTAATATACTGTTTTAATCGTTCCTAACTAAGAAAGTATGATTGCTTAGAACTGCAACAACTGGATATACCTGACCCCAAGTTGGCTGACTGATATTATGATTATAATAATGTGTTGCACCACTTGTTGGATCTATTGTTGTGCCATACATTGCCAATAAAGAAACTTGAACACTTTGTTTCCAGGCTTCCATATTAGGACCAATAGGTTTTCCTGGATAACTTTTTCTATAAACAATTTGTATGTCGTCAGATTTGCCATCACAGTACCAACTGAATTGACACATACCTATGATAGGTGTTTCATTTCCTCTCCAATTGGTTCTATACTTTGCTTGTTTTGTAACACCACATATAGTGTTAGGATATTTTTCATGTGCAACTCTGTTTAGAGTTACATGAGCAACTGCTGATTTACCTGCTAGGTTTTCACCTTTGGCTTCGTGGTAAACATTTTGTGCTAAACAAAATGCTTCGTCTCTATCAATAAGAACGTCTGTAGCATTGTAGGGTGCATAACTTAACATCATGGATGTTAATACTGCGTATAATGTTTCCATACTCCCCTCTCCTTATTTAAAATATACATATATTATACTAACATTAAGGTGATATGTCAAGTATTTTGTGCCTGTTTTTTTGGCGTATTTGAACTTATTTAATCGATTTGCTTGGCTGGTATTCTACTCACTTTACTCCAATTTTCATCATCGGTATAATTAGCCGCTTCTTCGTAAGTAGGTAAGGGGTCTTTTACTTTGGTTATTACGGGCCATTCTTTACTCATGTCTGTGTTAAACTTTAGCCACTCTTGGTCTGATTCTGTTTCAAGTTTTCTGTCTGACACAATAGCATTTACTGGGCATTCAGGTTCACAGATAGCACAATCGATACAGACGTCTGGGTCTATAACAACTGTATTTTCACCTTCATGGAAACAGTCAACAGGACACACTTTCACACAGGTAGTATGTTTACAATCTACGCATTCACCCTTTACTACATAAGTCAAATTAAAACTCCTTTTAACACCAATATTTACTCAAAATACACTATTTCAACATACTTTTCTAGCAAACGATTAAATATTAGCAACTGTTTGGTAATGAACCAGTTGACAACATTAAGTATTTCACCGCTCATTAAGATGTGATAGATAGAAAAGGAACTCGGTGTTCCCCAAACAGTCAACACAAAAAGACTCCGGAGTCAATTTATGTGTTTATATATTGCAGGTATAATTCTTCACTGGCTAAATTCTTAGCCTTTGCTTCGCATTGAATGTCAAAATTATCAAAGAAACTCAATGCCCATTCATTAACTTTTTCATTAGGGTAAAAATCTGAATGTGCTCTAAGTTTTTGTTTCTTAGCACCAGACTCTAAAAGGTCAGATATGGAATGTAAGGAATCATGCCTGTTTCCTTCATCAATTCTGCTTGATTGATCCAGCCATTCATTTCTGCTGTAACTGTAATGTAAAGTAGGCCTAACACCGCGCCAACTATCAATGACCCTTTTAACACGGTCATCATTTGCTTGTATATATTCTTCATCTCTAATCCAATGGTGATGTATGTCCAACACCAATGCCAAATGTTTCTCCAATTTTAATGATTCATCGAGTCCGTGACACATCTCATCATTTTCGATTGCAATAGTGTTACGAGCCTCAGGTGATAATTTAGGTAGTATATTTATAATACCTTGTGCTCCTTGACGTCCAGATATGTGTATATTGATTTTCATGTCCATGAACTCTTTACCATACCCCATCCAACGTGCCATGTTAGCATGATACTCGAACTCGTCTAAACTACGTTCTACTACATCAGGCTTATCACTAGCAAGTACACAAAACTGCCCAGGATGAAAACTAATACGAACATCTTTATCTCTAGCAAGTTTCCCCACTTTAGCAAAGCCTTCTTCTAGCATTTTAATATTAGTAGGGTCTTGCCACATGTATTTCCAATCTTCTTGTGTAGCACCTGGCAATTGATTACTGCCTAGCCTAACCATTCTACGTTCTGCTGGAAGTTTGCTTACCAATTCTACAAGATTGTATGCCGCCTGCATGTTATGAGTAACAAGTTCAAGCATACGTTCTTCTGCTACAGACTTTTCTTGTCTATCAAGCCAAGTAATAGTTGTCATGCGTTCTGTGTAATTTTGCTGTATCTCCTTGAGAAGTTTAGGTTTCTGACTCTGGTCAGGGTCCATATACTTACAACAAAAGCCAATTCTTTTTACATTAGGATCAAACATGCTGATATTATACGATATAAAGTAGTCAATGTCAACAACTTTCGATAAATATGTGTAGTAGGAAACTACAATAATCGATTATAATTTGGAGTAACCACATGGCAGACGTAAACAATTTTGGTTTGAAGGGCATCGCTAATTTAGTGCAGTTCGGAAAACGCGGATTAAAACTTCTCACAAACACCACAGATAACGAATTTACATTCACTGACAATGACGGTTCTACTCTCGTTGAAGTTAAGGGTGCAGATGCAACCCAGGCTACTGCATTCTTTACAAAAGGACAATTTGATAGTGCTACTCAAACAGTTGCACAATATGTTAGTACAGAAGTACAATATAATACGGGTACTACAACACTATTCACTGCACCAGCAGACTCTATGATTTATAGTGTCAATATTGATGTTGGTAGTCCTTGGGTAAGTGCTGATGACACAACAACTGTAATTGTTGGAGATGATAGTGATACTGATAGACACTTTGGAACCGGTGATGCTGATATGACGCAAACATTCCAATTTCAAAGTACTCATCAACACATTTACACCTCAGCAACAGATGTAAAGGCGACTATCACGGCAGGTAGTGCCAGTAGTGGTACAGCAGTTATTACAGCAATCGTAATTGTTGCGGCAGGTATTACAAGTAATATTGCTAGAGATTACGGCTCAGTTGCTTCATAGTAAGTAGAAATGAATTTAAAAGAGCACACCTTCGGGTGTGCTTTTTTTTGGCAAAATACCTTAATCAGATAAATACACATATAAATTATTTGGAATTGGAAATAATATGAATAGACAAGCAGTATTTGAACAACTTAAAATTGATGAAGGGGTAGTTTATGAACTCTATAACGACCATCTTGGGTACGCAACCTTTGGAGTCGGTCACCTTGTCCAGGAGAGTGATCCGGAACACGGAAAACCAATTGGAACTCCAGTTGACGAAGAACGTGTCAGGTCATGTTTCGAACGAGACCTTGATATTGCCATCGCCGAGTGTGAACTTTTATACGAAGCAGGGCGTTTTGGAGAACTACCTGACGAAGTCCAGCAGATCCTGGTTAATATGATGTTCAATATGGGTAGAACAAGATTAAGCAAATTTAAAAAAATGCATGCCGCTATATTAGAAAGTAACTGGAAAGAAGCCGCAGTTGAAGGCAGAGATTCACGTTGGCACAAACAAGTTACTAATAGAGCAGAAAGATTAATGAAGAGATTAGAGGAAGTGTAATGAAACTTAATGAAGTAATAGTTCAAGAGCAAAACGAAGAAGAAATAAAAGCAGAGTTGAAAAGGCTTGAGCCTATTGCTGATAAGTTAGAATTTGCACAACAAGAAGCAAGAGATATCACTAAAGCAATCAAGTACGAAAACACAACAAGTGAAATAATGATTGGTTTAAATGGACTTGCAGAAAAACTTGGCATCGATGAAAGAGAGTTGGACTATTACGAAAGCAAAGTACGTGATGCAAGAAATCAATTAGAGTCTGCAGTATATGAAATGGAAGAAGTATTTGCAGACAAGTACAGAGATGTAACAACCAAAATTGATGAACTTGAAATGGATTTAGAAGATTTAGAATATGAGAAAAGACGATGAAACTAACAGACTTTATAGTAGAAGGCAAAAAGAAACAAGTTAAAGCAACTAGCAAAAAACCTAAGTTAATTAAACCTAACATGGGACATGAAAGTCCACATCCTTTTCAAGGCAAACTAGTAGGCGAGCAAAAGAAAAAACCTAAAATGCCTAAACTAAATAATCCAGTAGCAAAGAACTCACGCAATATGAGTGGTGCTGGTGCTCACAAGTCACCAAAAGATTACGATAGAAAAAAACAAAAGCAAGAATTAAAAAGTTTTAATTTTGATGAAGGAGAATTTGTTGCATCAAAATCAGCAATAATAGATTCCATTCTAAAAAAATTAAAAGACGAAGCACAAGAAGATGACAAATTGTTAAAACATTTAGCAAAACTTGTTAAGAAAGATGCTAGACCAAGATATCATAACAAACCAGATGGAAGATTTCAATTAACTCCTTTAGAGGAAGAAATGAAAAATGTTTGGGAAGTACGTCAAATAATGACAGAAGAAGAATTTGACGAAGCGGCAGGTAAAAAAGATGCCTGCTATCACAAAGTAAAATCTAGATATAAAGTTTGGCCCAGTGCCTACGCCAGTGGTGCATTAGTACAATGCAGAAAAAAAGGTGCGGCTAATTGGGGCAACTCTAAAAAGAAGAAAAAGTAATGCGTTTATTTGAAGTATATCAAGCAGAAGACAATGTCACTCAACTGGCAGAGCCTGGTGCATTTAAAAAAGAATGGAAAATACCACACGACGAAGTAGAAAGTGCAATATCTAGATGGGTCAATCAAGATGACCATATTGAATTAAGTAATGGCATGCATATTTTAAGTGGTGAAAATCACGGATACGATGATAGCGAAGCACTTATTATCAGTCAGGACCATAAAATATTAGACCACGATTCAGACATAGTTGATTTAATGCAACAATTTACTCCAATCGAATTAGACCCAGACCTTGTAGAAGCAATAGTTGAAAAATGCTGGAAAGGTTACAAGAAGAAAGGCATGAAAACAATGTTTGGCAAACGTGTACCTAATTGTGTTAAGAATGAATCAATTTTTAATGAGGAAGAAGAAGTTACATCAGGTGACAGAAATATTGCACTTACATTGCCAAGAGACGAAATGAAAGTTCTCAAAGCAGAAGACGAAGATTATGATAGAGGACTTTTAGTAACACTATTAGATGACGGTGGTTACGATATGGCATACTGGTATGAAAAGCATGTACCGTTTGAAGTAGAAGTATTAGTAGACGGCAAGTCTGTAAAGAAAGATGCTAAAGTAGTTACTATGAAATTTCATCCTGAACTTGATGGTATGATGGATAAAGTTAATAAGTTTAGAATGTATGACTTAGAAGCAGATATAAAAGATTTAAGAAACAAACTTGAAAAGATGAAAGTAAATGAAACTTTAGAGTTTGCACAAGACTTTAATGCATTATTAAATGGCATTGAAGAAGACCTTGCTAACAGAAAACAAGAATTAAACGATAACCTACGTGCTTGGTTTGGCAAAGGCAAAAAAGGTGGTGCTGGAGGCGGAGGCTGGGACCGTTACAATACCAAA